GTTGCTTCTTTTGTTGAGGTTCCAAATGGACGAACACGACCCTCTCTTCCAAACGCAATATCAGGTTTCAAATACAGAAACCCTGCTACAAGGAATAGATAGATAGTAACCATCCACATACGATGGTTGCGACGAGTGGGAAACATTGTTATTTACGCACACCTTTTTCCGTCCAGATTAACAATGGCTACCCCGTATGTTCTTCCAAATAGGAAGACTTTTGCAGATTATATAACTCGTGTCTTCCTCAAGTACAGAGATAACAAAGATAGAACTGGAAATCGTGAACTTTTTCCATATCAAAAGATTATCCGCGATTACTTGTTGATTGAGACGCCTTATCGAGGTCTTCTTGTCTATCACGGCTTGGGTTCGGGTAAAACCTGTTCTTCGATTGCAGTAGCCGAGTCCTTGATGTCAAACTCAAAGGTATTTGTTATGTTGCCTGCGTCACTGGAAGAGAACTATTTAGGTGAGATTCGTAAATGCGGTGATCCAATCTATGCCTATGATCAGCACTGGACTATGAAAACATTGACAGAAGAAAGTCGCCGTGAAGCACTTGCTCTTAAGATATCCGATAACTTTTTGACTACCAACGGTAAGTTCTACGTAACCAGTCCGGGTGCAGAACCTAATTTTAAGAATTTACCAGAAAGCGAGAAGGCTGTTATTCGTGCTCAAATAGAGGACATCATTCATCAACGTTTTACATTCATTCGTTACAACGGTCTTTCTCGTAACAATATTGAAAAATACGTTGCCAAAGAAGGTGAACCAAATCCATATGATAATGCGGTTATCATTGTAGACGAGATTCACAACTTCATCTCACGTATTGTCAACAAATCTGAAATTGCAAGAAGGCTCTACGATGAAATTTATCACGCAAAAGGCTGCAAGGTAGTTGCTCTTTCAGGAACACCAATTATCAACCGACCCAATGAAATATCTTACCTAATGAACCTATTGCGAGGCCCGATTGATCGTATCAATATTCCATTTGCAACTCCACCAACTTGGGATGAGGAAAAGATTACCAATGTACTCAAAGGTATTCCAGATGTCGATACAATTGAATTCAACATCGTCAAAAAATATGTGATGGTTACTCGAAATCCTCCTCAGTTTCGAAGTGTTTACAACGAAAAAGGTGATCGAATCGCGGTTCAGTATGTGAAAGAAATGAAGACACCACTTTCTGCACAGGATTGGGTGACTTCTTGGAAGGATAAATTTGAGGGAGAAGTTGGAGGTGCTCAAATTGCACTCGAACGAATAACCGTGGATGAGTTGGAATGTTTGCCAACGGATTATACAGAATTCGTGGGTCTATTTTTGGATGGTCTTACAATCAAAAATCCATTGCTTTTCAAGAGACGTATTCAAGGATTGGTTTCTTACTACAAAGGTGCAGATGAAACTGTATTGCCACGCAGAGTCGACGATGATAAGATGTTGGAATTGATACCGATGTCAAAAGAGCAGTTCTCTCGATATTTGGAAGTGCGTTGGGCAGAGATTCGACAGGACAGTCGTAAATCAAGCATTACGATGAACGATGATCTCAAAACATTCCGTGTCAAATCACGTTTGACTTGTAACTATGCTGTTCCTCCTGAATTGAAAGATGCAAGCGATGATGATATGTTAACAGAGGATAACGTTTCTCCAAATGATCGAGCTTTGACCACAATGCGTAACAATCCTGGAAAATATCTTTCAAAAGAAGCCCTTTCTATTTTCAGTCCCAAGATGTTGAAGATGTTGAACAATGTCGAAGGTACATTGGGAGGTGAAAAACGTCGTAATCAGTTCGTATATTCTCAATATCGTTCGTTGGAAGGATTAGGAGTCTTCTCTGCTATTCTGGATGCGAATGGATGGCAGGAATACAAGGTTACCAAAATTAACAATCAGTGGGTAGAAGATCCTACACTCGATCCATCCAAACCTGCATATGCGTTTTACACGGGTGAAGAGACACCGGAACAGCGTGAGTTTTCAAGACAGATTTTCAATGAATCCTATGCTGACAACTTTCCAGAAAGTTTGAAAGCCAGTTTACAAGGCAAACCTAAAAAGCTGTGTTTGATGATGGCATCCTCTTCAGGAGCAGAGGGTATCACGTTGTTGAATGTTCGACACGTTCACATTATGGAACCGCATTGGACACCAACGCGACACGATCAAGTAATAGGTCGTGCAATTCGTATCAATTCTCACGCAAGTTTACCAGAAGAGGAACGAACAGTGCGAGTCAGTTTCTATATGAGTGTGTTCAACAAAGAAGAGTCCAAATCGACTGAGTATCCTAACATTGTACCCATTCGTCGTAATGATACTTCAATTCGAAGATATACTGGAGAACAGCCAGAAGAGGTATTTATGTCGACCGATGAATCGTTGTACGAAGTAGCGTATGAAAAGGATGTCGTTGGAAAGCGTATTTCAGTCCTCTTAAAAGAAGCAGCCATTGATTGCGAAGTTCATCGTAAGTTGCACGGAAAAGAGAAACCAATGTTATCGTGTATGAGATTTGACAGTTCTGCGACTGGTGAAGACCTTGCTTTCAAACCATCTATTAACAGTGATAGTCTCGATGTATCGTATTTGCGAAATATGACAAAACGACGAAGAAAGTTACAAAAGGTGGAAATCAAAGGAATGTTATTTTTGATAGATCCGGTAACAAGTGAAGTGTTTGATGGACCTGCATTTGAAGACAATCAAAGACTTATGAGAATAGGAATATTATCGGGTCCAAATCAAATTAAGTATGTTTTCACTTAAAGACTGCTAGTTTCTAACATATAATGCGATTTGTTCTCGTAAGTACGCACACAGATCAAACTACTGGCTACTCAAAAGTAGCTTATAATTTGCTCGATCAACTTCGAGGAATAGACAATGTGAAACTTTATCACTTTGGATTCCAACGCCATCCAAACAGATCATCCTTACGTAAAGCTCCTGAAGGAGTCATTCAATATGATGCTGCAGCAAACGAAGATCCAAAAGAGGAGGGATTTGGATTCAATAAAATTAATGAGTACCTTGATATGGTGAATCCAGATGTTGTAATGATCTACAACGATCCATTGATTATTCATAAATTCATCGAAACAATGAAACACGATCGTGAAAAGTCTCCTTTTAAACTTTGGATTTATGTTGATCAAGTATATACTGGAATTGCACAGCCTTTGATTGACAGTATCAATCAACACGCTGATCGAGTTTACTGTTTCACTGAAAAGTGGGCAAAAATTTACAAATCCTATGGCAGTGATCATCCAGAAATCAAGATTCTAGAACACGCAGTAGATTCTACGATGTTCACGAAGATGGATATTTCTGTACGCAAGAGTCTTAGAACAACTTTGAAATTACCTATTCCGGACAATGGTATCATCTATTTTAATGCAAATAGAAACAGCGGACGTAAGAGACTTGATTTGATGGTTATGGCATTTGTAAAACTTCTTAAGAAGAACCCCGATTCTCCATTGTTTGCATTGTTTGTAACCAATCTCAATCCAAAATCAGGTGCACATTACGATATTGGTCGTATTTACCAAGAAGAGATAAAGATTGCAGGACTTGATTTGGAAAAATACAAGAACAATTTGATTATGGTGGATACTGCTCCTCCTAATAATATTACAGATGAGATGATTAATCAACTCTATAATGTAGGTGATATTGGTGTCAATATGTCTGATGGAGAAGGATATGGATTGTGTCAATTAGAGCATCTCTTCACTGGTGCTCCACAGATTGTTACGGATGTTGGTAGTTATGAAACATTTTTAAATGATGATGTTGCAATCCGTATTGCACCTGATAGTCACTATTATGCAGCAGGAACAATGCCTCTTGGATTTGTTATGCCAAGCTTTGATGTTTCAGATGTTACCAAGGCAATGCAGAAGATGTTAGACAATCTCGATAAATACAAGGCAGCTGCATCTTCCTATAAGTTCAAGACTTGGAAAGAAGTGTGTTCTGGCCTTCGTGAAGACATTTCTTCTCTCGCCAAGAAGTAATGCAAATAAATTCAGCCCAAGATTACCTCACATACAAGAAGAGACAGATTATTGCATCTGCAGCATCTGTTGCTCCTTCTCCTCAGAAACGAAAGAACAATACCGTTTACACTTCTGTGGTCGCAAATCAAGCCGATCAAGTTGTTAGATTTATTGTTCCTATTCAAGCCCAACCCCAACCATCTGCTGTATTCACTTCAAGATGCTGCAGTATCTCGGGTGGACCAATATAAACATTTGAAAACCATTTATAATAGAATGCCTGGAGGTTTACTTCAACTTGTCGGTGTAGGCGCTCAAAATGAGTTAGTCAATGGAAATCCTTCTATGACTCATTTTCGTAGTGTATACCGTCGCCACAGCAATTTTGCAATGGAACAGATTCGTATGAGTTTTACCAGTTCCAACCTTGAGTTTTCATCTTCTATCACAAAGACTCTTCAATGTCGTATTGATCGGTATGCACAGATGATTCACGACTGTTATTTGGTTCTCACTCTGCCAGATATATGGTCGCCATTAGTGAATCTGAATGGTCAAGCACCACCTGCTGGGTATGATCCACGATGCACTGCTATCGGTTACGAGTTTCAATGGATAAAGAACATCGGATACAATCTTATCGATCATGTAGATTTTGTTGCCAACGGTCAAGTCATTCAAACTCTTCGTGGTGAATGGTTGAAGATGTATTCCTATATGACTCACGATGAGAACAAACGTAAGATTGTGGATCAGATGACTGGTAACGTTGTAGAATTGTATGATCCTGCAAATGCTTTTGACAGAAACAATCAATATCCTCACGCGATTACTCCGTTGAGTCTTCCATCTGCTCTTCCTCAAACCAAGGTTCCTGAACCATCTATCCGTTCTCGTCAATTGATTATTCCTCTTCATTTTTGGTTCTGCGAAAATCCAGGCCTTGCATTACCATTGGTCTCATTACAGAACTCTGAAGTCTATATCAACGTAACTCTTCGTGCTTTGAATGATCTCTATACAGTGATTGATACCAAACCGGGGTCTATCACATACGGCCAACGTGTCAGTCCATACAATGCAACAATTCCAACTGGCCTTCCTTCTTTCTTGAGCTCTTTCTTGTCTCCTCCAAACTCAAACGGAACACCAAGCAATCCAACTCTGACCAACTTCTTTCCAGATCCCTACATTGAGGGCAACTTTATCTACCTCACAGAAATGGAAATGAATCAATTAGCAAAAGCAGATCAGTCATTCTTAATTAAGAATGTGCGCTTCGTGAATAATGAAGGACAGTTCGGTGCAAATTCAGATATTGAGATTCCAATGTTCAATTTGGTTACACGAGTAGTCTTCAACGCTCATCGCAGTGATAAGATTAGCAATAACGACTGGGATAATTACACCAACTGGGACAATCCAAATAGAGCCCCTTGGTCTTCTATTGATGGAAATCCACAAACCAATATGTATTCGTCGGGTCAACAGCAGATAACGTCAGTCTATCCAAGAGATAGTGTAGTAGATTCACTCCTGCTATTTGATGGAAAAGAGCGGTTCGCTACCA